CAATGGTTGCCAACCTGGACAGGCGCTTTCAACAGCTACAATCTCAGCGAAGTAACTGGGAAAGCCATTGGCAAGAGCTCGCTGACTTTATGTTGCCTAGAAAGGCAGACATTACCAAAAAACGCACCCAGGGAGACAAGCGCACAGAGCGGATTTTCGATGGCACTGCAATACATGCCGTTGAATTACTCGCCAGCTCATTGCATGGCATGCTCACAAGCCCCTCAACGCCCTGGTTTAGCATGCGATACAGGGATCCTATGCTGCAGGGCGATGACGAAGCTAATGAATGGTTAGAATTAGCCATTGACCAAATGTATCAACAGTTTAATCGGTCTAATTTTCAGCAAGAAGTGCATGAATTATATTATGACCTGGTAACTTTTGGAACGGCGGCAATGTATGTCGAGGGCGATCAGGACGGATTGCGGTTTCAATCCAGGCATATCGCAGAGATTTACATATCACAAAATCAGAATGACATTGTGGATACGGTGTTTCGCAAGTTTCGTCTGTCTGCCCGGGCTATGGCTCAGCGCTTTGGCGAGGATAAGCTTCCCCAGGCATGTCTTAACGATCTAAAAAACGATCCATATAAAGAACATGATATTATTCATGCGGTGTTTCCTCGAGGTGAAACCACTGGCAAGCTTTCCAAAATGTCTAAGCCCTTTGCCTCAGTGTATTATCATGCTGAAACAAGGATGCTTTTGAGCGAAGGCGGCTATGATGAAATGTGTTTTCTGACGCCAAGAATGAGCAAGGATAGCACGTCAAGTTATGGCAGATCCGTATCAATGAACGCTTTGCCAGATACGAAAATGCTTAATAAAATGTGCGAAGTTTCGATCCGCGCAGCCCAAAAACAAATAGATCCTCCTTTAATGGTGCCAGATGACGGTTTCGTTTTGCCTGTGCGTACCACGCCGGGAAGCTTGAACTTTTATAGATCAGGCTCCAGAGATCGTATTGAGCCCATGCAGATCGGCGCGAACAATCCCCTGGGCCTGGCAATGGAAGATCAGCGCCGTGAAGCAATCAACAAGGCGTTTTTCATAGACCAAATTCTAAGCCAGGGCGGTGCGCAGCAAACGGCAACGGAAGTGCTGCAGCGCAACGAAGAACGCATGAGACTACTCGGTCCAGTTTTGGGTCGCCTCCAAAGTGAGCTATTGCAGCCCATGATATCGCGGTGCTTTGGCTTGCTACTCAGGGCGGGGCTCCTCCCAACCCCCCCTGAGGCTTTACAGGGCCAGGATATAGATATTGAGTATGTATCTCCCCTGGCAAAAGCTCAAAAGCTAACGGATCTGCAATCAATGTTGCGCGGGTTCGAGGTGCTTATGCAGGTCAATGAAATAGCGCCCGTAATGGATTATCTCGATTCAGACCGTCTTGTAAAATACCTGGTCGATATAACAGGCATACCGGCCCAGGTCATTAGATCAGATGCGCAGGTTGCTGAAATCCGAGAGGCCCAGGCAGAGCAACAGGCCGCACAAGCTCAGCAACAACAGCAAATGATGGCCGCAGAGCAAATGCAAAAGGCCGCGCCGATGGTTAAGGCGGTGGGTGGATTGCCCGGTGGTCTGCCGCAATGAAGAAAATAGAAGATGTAAAACGCTCGTACCGTCTTGTTTTTAACAGTGACGAGGACGGGGATATTGTCCTGGCAGATCTAAAAGCCCGGCTGAATTACGATCAAACAACCTTTGTTCCTGGCGACCCTTATCAAAGTGCTTTCCTTGAAGGTCAACGCAGCGCCATGCTGCATATCGCCAGGATGATCACCGAGGAAAGCAAACCAAAAGGTAATTAAACATGAGCGACGAGGCAATCCCGGCAGAGGGATCTCAAGACGTGGCAATGGAAGCCCCGGCTGCAGTTGGTTTTCTGGATACACTAAACGAAGAAAACAGAGGCAACCCGAGCTTACAAAAGTTCAAAGACGTTAACAATCTTGCGAAATCATACACGCACCTGGAGCGAATGGTCGGCGCTGATAACATGGCCCGGCCTGCTGAGAATTGGTCTGACGATCAATGGAGCGAGTTTTACAACGCAAGTGGTAGGCCCGAAGCGCCAACCAACTACGAAATTAGCCTGGAAGGAAAGCTTGGGGATAGCACACTCGAGGCGTTCCGAGAAAGCGCACATGAGGCCGGGCTTAATAACAAACAAGCCCAAACTATCGCGTCTTTTATGGATGGCTCCTTGGAGCAAATGGAAGTTGAGCGGTACGATCACGCTGAAACGCTCCTGCAGGAAGGGGTAGCCGAGCTAAAGCAAGAATACGGCCAGGCTTTTGAGCAGCAACTACAGCTTGCAAATGGCGCGGCCCGGCAATTGCTTGGCAATAAAACGGAAATTCTTAATGAAATCGAGCTCGCAGACGGCAGATTATTGGGTGATCATCCTGATATTATCCGCATGTTTAGCGCGTTTGCCAAAGAAATTGGCGAAGATAAGATAGTTGGTGAGCCCACTGAGCTTGTTATGACCGCAGACGAAGCGGGTCGAAAGATCCCTGAAATCATGGCGAGCGGCCCTTATCTGGATCATCGCCACCCCGAGCACAAGACATACGTTGCTGAAGCCGAAAGACTGTTTCGGATTCAGACCGGTGAAGCTGGATAAGCCTAGATCTTTCTAAGCCCCAGCGACAAGTGGAGTAACGAACCTAAGCGTTGAGCACGGCCCATTTTGGATAACCGCGGCGAAAATAACCCTGAAAAAACAATAGCTTAATGAAGGAGTTCGATTATGTCGAGCGAAATCACTACAGCGTTTGTGAATCAGTTTTCCGCAAATATCCAAATGCTGTCTCAACAGCAAGGATCTTTACTACGCGCTTGCGTGGATGAGGAAAGCGTCACAGGCGAGAAGGCCTTTTTCGATCAGGTGGGAGCAGTTTCCGCTATTGAGAAAACCACACGTCACCAGGATACGCCAATCCAAGATACACCCCATTCGAGGCGTCAAGTTTCTTTGCGGGATTATGTATACGCAGATCTTATTGACGATGAAGATAAGATCCGTATGTTGACAGATCCGCAATCTACTTATGTTCGTGCGGGTGCTGCAGCAATGGGACGTCGAATGGATGATACGATCATCGCCTCGGCTTTTGCAGCGGCAAATACGGGCAAAGACGGCGGTACAAGCGTATCTTTCCCATCTAGCAATGTCGTGGCGCATGGCAGCGCGGGGCTTACCCTGGCAAAGCTGATTGCGGCAAAGCAAATCCTCGATGAAGGATCTGTAGACCCGTCAATCAAGCGCTTTATTGTTGTTGCGCCAAAGCAAATGTCGGATCTGCTTAATAGCACAACCGTCACTTCGGCAGACTTCAATACAGTACGTGCTCTTGTTCAAGGCAGCGTCACGGAGTTTTGTGGATTTACCTTTATCACAAGCAATCGCTTGGCGGTAAATGGTTCCTCTCATCGCCGGGTCATTGCATTTGCACAAGACGGCTTAAAGCTTGCGGTTGGTATGAACCCAACAGCAAAAGTCGATGTGCGGCCTGACAAGGGCTATGCCACCCAGGTTTTCTATCAACAAAGTATCGGCGCGACACGCATGCAAGAGAGCATGGTTGTTGAAGTGCCGTGCGCAGAATAGGGGGGATTGACCAATGGCAACAAGATATAGTGTCCAACGGACAAACTCACGCGCAACACCAGTTGTTAAAAACCCTTCAAATAACCTTGGCGCTCGCATTCGTGTGGCTCACTCGGTTTATGAAGCGTCAAGCTTGGCATCCGGTGATGTAATTGAAATGTTCCGCTTGCCTGACGGTGCGCGGCTCATTGAGGGCTCACTTGCCCATGATGCGCTTGCATCTAGCACAACGCTCAGTGTCGGCCATGCAGCGTATTCTAACGCTGATGGTACTGCGGTAAGTGCAGCGCCGGCAGCCTATAAAGCTGCAGCGGCGTCTACTGCAGCTCAGAAAGTCGATATTCTTGCAACTCTGGCGCTTGGCAGCGGCACGGTTCTGGATACTGACGGTGACGGCGCAATGGTTACTGTCACGATGGGCGGCGCGGCAGGAACGGGTACGATAGAATGTACCATCAAGTACGCGACTGACTAAACAACGGCGGGGCGGTTCGCCGCCCTGCTTCCCCTGCCGGGCCAGGTTTCGCACTGCAATGGAGGGGTTTTCTTTTTTTGAGGTAGGCCATGACAAGCACAGTTGATATTGCCAATTCTGCCCTAAACCTGCTAGGGGCTAGTAACATCGCGGCGTTCGATGAAAACTCAAAAGCTGCGCGTGTTATTAATCAAAAGTACTTTGGCATCCGTGACGATCTGTTTCGTCAACACTCCTGGAATTGCCTGGTCAGACGCACAACATTAGCGCAATCCGCAACAACGCCTGATTTTGGATATGCCTATTATTATCCCCTGCCAACGGATCCGTATTGTCTAAGGGTCTTGGAGTTCTCAAACGGCTCTATGAGTTATCCCCAGGATAATATGCACAGCCTATCTGGTGGCCCGGTGTTTGTTGTCGAGGGCAGAAACATTGTGACCGACGAAGGCACGGCCAAAATTAAGTATATCGCCAGGATTGAGGATCCTAATGAATATGACGCAAGCCTGATTGATACCTTATCTCAGCGCTTGGCAGCAGAAATAGCCTATACAGTGACGGGCTCTAATACTGTTCGTGCCAATATGCGAGCCGACTATATAGCCAAGCTCAGCGCGGCAAGAAACGTCAACGCAACCGAGGGCGCACCGCAACGCATTGAGGCGTCAGACTTCATTGAGGCGCGTATGTAATGGCTAGATCCGCTCCATCATTCTCAACCTTTAGTGCCGGGGAAATATCCCCCTTGCTCGAGGGCAGGACGGGCCTAGAGAAGTACAAAGAAGGCTTGGCAGATCTTACGAATATGATCGTTATGCCAACGGGCGGCACAAAGCGGCGTCCAGGCACAGAATATCTAGGTGAAGTTAAAACGAGCTCAGTCAAATCCAGGCTTATACCGTTCCAATTTAAATCAACCGACACGTATATTTTAGAGTTTGGTAATGAGATTATGCGCGTCTATCGTAATGGCGCACAGGTTTTAAACGCAACGGCTAAAACTATCACAGCCATCACCAAAGCCAGCCCCGGTGTTCTCACGTCAAACAGCCACGGGTTCAGCAATGGTGACGAAATTTACATAATATCTGTCGGCGGCATGATTGAATTAAACGGGCGCAACTACCGGGTGGCCGATAGCACGACAAATACATTCACGCTTACGGATCTATTCGGTGTCGCAATAAACACAACTTCTTTTACAACCTATACAAGCGGCGGCACAGCTACGGAAATATTCGAGCTGGCAACGCCATATCCAGAGGCAAAATTGCCAGATGTGCGCTTTGTGCAGTCAGCCGATACAATGTTTTTCGTGCATCCAGAGTACGCAATCCGCACCCTAACGCGCTCAGACCACAATAACTGGTCGTTTGCCACGCCTTCGATCTCCGGTTCTCCAAGCCCGGCGCTCAATACCAGCGGTAATTATCCCAGCGTTGTCACGTTTTTTGAACAGCGCTTAGTTTTTGCAAATACTGCAGCCAATCCGCAAACAATTTGGTTTAGCAAAAATGCCGATTACACCAATTTCACCGTAGGAACTGGTGATAATGACTCGCTTATATACACAATCGCGTCAAATACTGTGGATAGTATTCGCTATCTCAGCTCCACGCGCGTCCTGGCAATCGGCACAACAGGCGGCGAGTTTGTCCTAACGTCTACGAATGACGGGCCTGTGACGCCCACAACAACGCTTATCCGCAAATACTCGAATTATGGCACGGCAAATGTCGAGCCTGTTCAGGTCGCAGATGTGACTTTATTTCTGCAGCGTGGGGCAAGAAAGGTCAGAGAGTTTAAGTTTGTCGGTGATGTAAATACCAGCGGATACGCAGCCCCAGATATGACGATACTCGCTGAGCATATCACCCAAGGCGGTATAACTCAGTTCGCGTATCAACAAGAACCTGAGAGCATTGTATGGGCTTTAAGATCAGACGGGACGCTTCTGGGCCTCACGTATCGGCGCGAGGAGGAAGTTGTAGGATGGCATAAGCACACAATCGGCGGCGTGTTTGGCAGCGGCCAGGCTATTGTTGAGTCGATAGCGCCGCTTCCCACCGACACGGGCAACGATGACTTATACCTAATCGTCAAGCGCACGATCAATTCACAGACAAAACGCTATGTCGAGGTGTTAAAACCCTTTGATTTCGGATCAGTTACAACAGCGGCGTTTTTTGTTGATAGCGGCCTGGCATATAGCGGATCTGCAGTAACGTCATTATCGGGCTTGTATCACCTGGAAGGGCAGTCAGTTGCTATCTTGGCAAACGGCGCAACGCACCCCGATGAGACTGTATCTGGCGGCGGTATAACATTAGATTATTCCTCAACAACGGCGGCGGTTGGCTTTAGCTACACGTCTGAAATGCAAACAATGAGGATCGAGTCCGGATCCGAAGATGGAACAAGCCAGGGCAAGCCCAAGCGAATACATGCGGTTACTCTCAGGCTGTTTGAAACGGTTGGTATTGAGGTCGGCAATAGTTCCTCAGAAATAGATAGAATACCGTTCCGCGATAGCTCAATGGCAATGGATCAAGGTATTCCTCTTTTTACAGGCGATAAAGAAATCGAGTTCCCCGGGGGCTTCGACAACGATGATCGGATATACGTGCGGCAGTCACAGGTTTTACCTATGACCGTGCTCGCGTTCTATCCCCGTATGAACACGTTTGACATATGAGAATTTTCCAATGGATCCTTTAACCGCTATTTCAATCGGCACCTCTTTACTGGGGGGGCTTTCCTCACGGAGCGCGTCAAAAAAAGCGGCGGCAGCAGCGCGACGAGCTGCAGAGTTCAACGCTAAAATGTACGAAAGAGATATGGGGCTTCTCAGTAGGCAGCGCGGTATCTTAAACGGTCTATTTGCAATCGACACCAAGCGCGGCAAGCAAGCTTTTGAGCGAAACGTACAAGGCACAGTAAGAGCGGCGGCGGGATATGCTGGATATGAAGTTGAGTCTGGAACGCCTTTCGAAATCCTACGCGCCAATGCTGCAGAGTTTGATTATCAAGAATCAGTTAATAAATTCAACAATGAAATCGCAAATATGCAAATTACGGACGCTATTGAGGACGCTAGACTAAATGCTGAGCTTACGCGCATGGGCGGTGACGCCACGGCATCTGCGTTAAACTCGCAAGGCCGAACAGCTTTAATAGGCAGTGTTGGCGATGCAGCGACAACGGGATATAATCGAGGGCTGTTCACATGAGAATACCCGTCTACAATGCTAACGCTACAGCAACCCGCGAAGCGCCAGGCCAATCATTACGTGCGCGTATGAACGCAACGCCATTTATCCAGGCAGAATTGCGCAAAGGTGAGGTGCTGCAAACAGCGGCTCAGGCAGCCGGTGAGTACGCAAACGCTCGCTATAAGGTGCAAGTCGAGAATGATCTGAATGAGGCCATGCTAGGCGCTCAGGAGACGCTACGGACGCGCAGGGACGAGCTTGCCAAGTCAACAGATTATAACCGTGTGCTTGATGGCGATAACCCCATTTGGAACCAAGAAACCGCGCAGATTAAAAACGAGCTAAGAAAGAAGGTCGGCAAGAACCGCTACGCTTTAACTCAGTTTGACGCTAAATTTGGGCAGCTAGAATTACAAAATAGGTTTCAATTACGCAATGACATTGACCGCAAGATAGCGGCGGTTGCTGCAGCGAACCAGGCTCAGCTTTATGTAAACGGCGAAAACACTATAGCCAATAGCGATAGCCTGTCAGAGATTGATTTTGTTATTGCCGGGGTAAAGCTTAACGGTGATCGCCTGGTGCAGCTCGGGCTTGGCAAGGGTGAGAACCTAAGCAAGCAAGAATACGCAATGGTTCTGCGCGGTACGGATCGCGCATTAACTAACTTTATTTCAGAGCAAGACAATTCAATCCTTACTTTGCACAAGATCCGCAAAGTTCTGGAAACTGAGGATGCTGGTAAAAAGCTTGATCCTGATCTGCAAGTGGATCCTGAAGGCCAAAAGATCTATCATCTTCTTAGGTCTTTGAATCAAGGTGATCGCAACGAGCTATTAAAGCGAGCTGGCGGCACAGCTACATTTGTGGATGGCCCTACGCTTTATGAGCAACAGCAAAACTTAGTGCTAGAAGGCCTCGGTAATCAAGCTAATGACACGGTTACAACGCTTATTGATAACGTCACAAACGGGTATGAGCCGAGCGCTGCAGAAATAGAAACGCTATCACTGCAGTATGAGGCAGCGGCCCAAACGCAAAAGCCAGCAGCATTAGCAAAACTAAAAGCCAAAGTTTTATATTTTGAAACTGTAATAGATGTTGCTGCAGAAACTAAAAGAATGAACGGCGATCAGCTTGTTAAGGAAATTGATAAGCGCCAAGACAAGGAAAACAAATCACAAACAGACATTAATGTTTTAGAATATTTAAAGTCACGCCAAAGCGCATTGATCAAAGGTGTCAATGAGGATGCTATCGCTTGGGCAAATGACCAGGGCGTTATCACTATGGAGCCTGTAGATTATGGAAATTTCCAAACCCAAGAGGGACAGCCAAATCCAGAATTTGTTGCAGCGCTACAAGACCGGTTAGAGAAAAGCTCTATAGTGCAAAGCGTCTATCAGCGCACTAGCCTAGCTCTTGCGCCTGTTATTATGACGAAGGCAGAGACAGCCCAGGTTAGTCGCATGCTTAACGAAATGGGGCCAGAGCAGGATCTTGCGTTCATCAGTTCTGTGCAAGCGGCTCTAGGGCCAGATGCTTCAAGGCTATTGTTTGCTCAATTAGGCGATGAAGCCCCGCTTATGTCCTTTGTCGGCGGTCTGTATGCTAGTGGTTTTGGAACAGAGGCGGCTATAGATATAGCTGCAGGGCTAGAGTTTGAGGATCAGGTAAAAATAAGCTCAATCACAAATACAGCCGGTGAGCGCATGAACCTCGATTTTATCATGGCAGATGTTTTCGCCGGGTTTCCAGACACCTATCAAGCTGGTTTAGATCCTGTCATAATTCAGTCTGTCGAGGCAATTTTGACATACCGTGCAAAAAATGGCGAAATTAACCTTACCGAAGAAGGCTCATTTAACCAAGACGATCTACGAAAAGTCTTTAGCTACGTCATGGGTGGCTCAAAAAATGGCGAAAGTGGTGGTGTTGGCAATCTTGGGGATGAGGAAAGTGCGCTGTATTATTTTCGACCCGATGGTGTTTCCGACGATCAATTTGAACTTGGCTTAAAAAACAATTTACCTGATGTGTTTCCAGAGGGTAAAAAGACGATAGAAAGCGCTTTGGATGGTAATTTTATGGTCGTGATGGTTGATCAAACAGATCAGCGCGAGCCTATCTATGAGCTATTTGTTACTAAGGGTGAAGGCGTAATTGACCCGGTTGCAACCGAAGTCGTGGGATTTGAAGAAGTACCAGGCGAATACAACCCTTATCAGTTTACCTATTCTATGCTTGTTGGTGTCGGAGTTACAAAAGAGCGTGCTGCGGAGAAAAGTGCTGCACAAGAACTTGCCGCAAAACAGGCTAGAAACCCCGAAATTGCCATAGAAAATGTAGATCCTACGCTATTAGCAGAAGCGCAAGCGGATCTAGCTGCAGCGATTAAAACAGAGCAAGCAGACGCTACGGAGGCAATGTCTGAATTTGGCGGTGATTTTGTTACAGGTTCAATCGAAAGATCCGCGGCTGCAGACGCAAAAAAGGCGGAACTACAAGCGGAAATAGCTGAGCTGCAAGAAGGGCCAAAGGCAGGAGAAAGCTTCCAGGAGTCTAGGGCCGCGAGAAAAGAAGCTAACACGCCAAAGGAATACACCATTGCGGTATATGGAAATGAAAAGACAAAGCTAACATTTACGATGGACGCAGACGGTAGGATTTTTGATAAAACCGGCAAAGAAATCGTTTTAGAAGATGATCCTCAATATTACACCGATATTATCATGCGTATTAACCGACAATCCTCAGAGGATATAAGCAAGTCTGAGACACTTTCAGAAGATCCGGAAATAAATTACGCAATAGGTTTTGCTAAAGAAAACGGCCTTACGTTTAATAAATATGGCGTACTGAGCACGGGCAGCGGCCAAGATAAATTAGGCGAAGCTATGGAAGGTGTATTCCCCGGTTTGTGGAAAACCGACGGTGATTTTGACATGGAAAAAGTCAAAAAAATAGAAGCTAAAATTGCAAAATTTATTAAAGAATATTTAGCTAAGCAAGAAAATCCGGATTGGTTTAAATAATGACCGTCCTTAATTTTCCAAAGCAACCCGGTAGATCTTTTCTCTCCGAAGCAAAAATTATGACCAAGCCAAAGACGGGCTTTGCCGAAAACCTAGCGGCGGGGTTTAACGAGGCTAGGGCGCTGCAGCCTATCGAGCCTATTCGGTTTGAGCGTGATTGGTGGGCTGGGGTCAATCAGCAGATCAAAGAGCAAACAGGCGAAAGCTTTCCCAATCCTGTAAATTTCTTGATGGAGCGCCGAGAATACTACAAACAAAAGAAAGCAGAAATACAACGCTATGTAATGGAAAACCAAGACCGTCTGCGCTTGGGCCACCCCGATGAGCCCGGTGGCACCAATATGCTTA